GGCAGATACTCTTGACCGCGACAAAAAAGGAGCAAGCGGACGTCGTGTATAGCGAATGCGAGCGGATGGTAGATCAGTCGCAACCGCTGCAAAAGTACACGGACATCAAGAACGAAACAATCACATACAAGCATAACTTGTCATTCATTCGCAAAGTATCTAGCGAGAAGCCATTCGACGGACTTAATCCGCATTGCGTTGTGATGGATGAACTGCACGCTTGGGGCGAGTACCACCGAAAGTTCTACGATACGATGGTTACGGGCAGCGGTTCACGATCACAGCCGCTTCACCTCATCATCACAACCGCCGGGGCTGATGATTCGCTATTGTGGCTTGATGAATACACCTACGCGACCAATGTCGTCAGCGGAATCCACAAAGATGAGTCCCTATTCGCTCTTATCTATGAACTCGATGAAAAAGACGACCCTGCGGAAGAGGCGAATTGGAAGAAAGCAAATCCGAACCTCAACGTATCGATCAAACTTGACTACCTACGGCAACGATGGAACGAAGACAAGTCAACGGCGTTGGGTATCAACCGCTTTACTCGCTATCACGGCAATCGGGTTGTATCTTCGACTGAAAAGGCGTTTGATTTGGCGGCGTTTGATCGATGCGTCGGCGTTCATTCCGATTGGAAAGATGCCGATGGACTTGGAGCCGGTGTGGACTTGGGATCCCGCGACGACCTTGCGGCGTATGCGATATGTGGACGCTTCCCGGTCGCGGTCGATGACAAAGGCAAAACGGTTTACCGTTACGAGATTAAGACGCGGGCATTCATCGCGTCAGACTCCAAGCGAGACTTGACAGCGATGCCGTTTGCGGAATTCATCCACACGGAAGAACTGTACAAATGCGAGTATCCAATCGAGGACTTGACAGCGGCGTTAATCGAGGAGCTAGAAGCATACGAGATTCAGACCGTCGCGTACGATCCCTACAACGGCCAGCAACTAGGCGAGAGGCTTGAGAAGACCGGAGCCGTAGCCGCACGCATGGCACAGAACCAAGCCAACTTCAACGAAGCAATCAGGGACTTCATCCAACTGATGCAGGAGGGGCGGCTAGTCTTCTCGGACTCAAAGCTGCTTCGATGGTGCGCGAACAATGCGATCATTTGCAAAGACCGTCAAGACCGTTGGATGTTCGACAAGAAGAACAGCAAAGACAAGATCGATCCAATCGTCGCGGCGGTTATGGCGTACCGCATCGCAAGTTTGCAAAAAGAGCGTTCATCGGGTAGTTTATATGTTACATAAGGAGCCGACCGCATGTCACTGATGACCGCTTTACTGCAATGGATGGGGCTAAGCGAAGACCAGTTTAGCAACGGTCGAAGGGTTGGCGTACGCGAAGCACTAGGTGTACCTCCTGCATGGTATGCCCACAATAAACTTACCGGCGACTTTGGGCGGCTACCTATCGACGTTAAACGCCGTGAGGGTGACGGAGCAGTAAACGATACCGAGCATCCCGGCTACATCCTACTAAGGGAAGAGCCTAACAAGGTGCAATCACCGACGACCTTTAAGGAGCAAATGTTGTCGCATGCTCTTATGCGCGGAAACGGTCGAGCGGCTATTATTCGAAGCGGCAGCAGGCCGGTTGAGCTGATACCGATGTTGCCAGAGAATACCTGGACGATCATCTACGACGGCAAGAAATGGCACGTAACGCAACCGGAAGACCAAACGAAAAAAGACCTCTTCGACGGGTTCGACACTGACAAAAACGGCTACTTGATCTTCCCGGATAGCGACGTTTTGCACTTGCCCGGCTTTTCTTACGATGGCGTCGAGGGGATTGGATTGCTTGATATTGCGAACATCACTTTCTCAACGGGTGTTGAGCAAACCAAGTTCACCAATACGCAACTCCGACGCGGCTTTCGCGGTAAACTCTTCCTCGAAGCCCCACCGGGAGCATTCCGCAAAGCAGAGGACGCAAAAGAATTCATCGAGGCATTTAACAAGATCGAAGCCGGTTCCGAGAACTCCGCAAAAGCCGGATTGCTACGCGAAGGTGTTAAAGCCAACGCGGTATCGATGAGCAACAATGACGCCCAGTTTGCCGAGTTGCAACGCTTCACACGGCAGGATATCGGCATGCTCTTCGGACTCGAAGGTATGCCTGGCGACGGGGAAAGCACTTCGTACAACTCGCTCGAGCAAAAGAACCTTGCTTACATGCAAGCCCTTGACCGTTGGCTGGTCAAGTTCGAGGAGCAGTGCGATATGAAATTGCGAACACGCCAAGAGAAGCAAAACGGCGAAGTCTACTTCAAATTCAACGCGGCGGCTCTCTATAGGACTGACTTGCGAACCACGATGGAATCATTCAGCAAGGCTATCGCGTCCCGCATCATGAATCCGAACGAATGCCGGGCGAAATTGGACTTAAATCCTTACGTTGGCGGCGATGAGTTTATCAACCCCGCAATCTCCGAAGCGACCGGCGAACAATCGGTGGATGAAGTCGAGGATACACCGGAAGACGACGCAGAGGATGAAGCAGAGGACACGCAAGAGGCTCGAGCGGTGGAGCAGATGTTGCGTGACCTCATCAAGACTGAGGGCAATAACGCAATCAATGCCAGCGGAAAGGCCCAATTTGTCGCTTGGATAGGCAAAAACTACCCGAAGTGGCAAGCGAAACTAGCGGATAAGATCGAAGCGATCGGGCTTGACCGCGACTTGGCTAGGATCCATTGCGAGAAATCAACGCTAATTTTGGCGAAATTGGCGGCTGAAAACGGGGGCGAATCGCTCAAAAAAGCGGTCGAAAACGAGGTAAAAACGTGGGAAAACAGGGTTTTTGACCTAAAAAGGGGTGGAAAATGATCGAAATTAAGGCTGAACTCAACGAAATCTTGCTATCCGGCGTTGTTGGCGATGGATGGGATGAAAATCCGATCACTCAACGGGGCGTAGTCGATGCTCTTCGTTCTTTCGGCTCCAACGCGGTTACGGTTCGCATCAACTCTCCAGGCGGGGCGGCAGATGAGGGTATCGGCATTTATAACGCGTTGCGATCCCACAAAGGCGAGGTCACAACGATCAACGACAGTTTGGCAGCGTCGGCGGCGTCAATCATCTTTCTCGGCGGTGCTAAGCGATTGATGGCTGACGGCTCAAGACTGATGATCCACCGAGCGATGGGCTTTGCATTTGGCAACCGGGAAGAGTTGGCGAAGGTGATCAACGCTCTTGAGTCCTACGATGCGTCGCTAGCGGATATCTATTCGCAATACGCGAAACTATCCAAAGGCGAAATCGAAAACGCGATGGCTCAAGAGTCGTGGTACGAGGTTGAAAAGGCCATTGAACTAGGCTTTGCTACGGGACGCGTTGAGAACGGCAACAAGAAACGGAAGACATCGAACGCATTCGACCAAGCAAGAGTCAATTTGCTCAAGGCGAAGATGGCGCAGTACGCAGGAGGCTTGACAACACGCTAGCGACTTGCTAGGTTTAATGCGTCGGCCAGAAGTGCCGACACTCTGCAACTAATTAGCGGCAGTGACACACGGAATAGTTTTGAGTAACACCGTGGCAGTCATGCCGCTATCTTGGTTTATCGACTGCCACACAGCACAGGAGCAGTCGGTATGAAAACCGCAAAGCAACTCGGGGAAGAAATCCAAGCCTTGCAAGCCAAGGTAAAAGCAATCCAAGACGTAGCATCGCAAGACAACCGCGATCTACTCGCAGACGAACAAGCAGAGATTGATGCAATCGTCGGCACTGACGGCAAAGCCGGTCAGATTGAAAACTTGAGCAAGGAGCGAGAGCGAGCAATTCGCATTGAGTCAGCAGTGTCCAACACTGTCCGACAAGTCAACGAAACTCGCAGCGTTGAAGCGTCCAGTTTTCGCATCCCTGCAACCGCACGGGCGACCGGCAAGCTGAAAGCGTTCAAAGGCCCAGATGCCGAACGCGATGCCTACAAAGCCGGTCAGTTTTTCCGAGCACTCAACGGCAATACTCAAGCCCGTCAATGGTGCCGAGATAACGGCGTCCTCAATGCGATGGGAGAGAATGACGACTTGCGGGGCGGCGTACTCGTCCCTCCTGAGTTTGAAACGTCGGTTATCAGCCTGATGGAAACCTACGGCGTTACTTCGCGATACGCTCGTACTTACCCAATGGGAAGCGATACCGTGACGATTCCTCGACGCG